AGCTAACCGATAAATGACCGAGGAGAAGGCATGGTGGCAGAGCAGGACGATTATTGGAATCGTCGTCATGCTATTGGCCCAAGCCTTGAAGTTACTCAAGGTTGACATTGTTAATGACGAGTTGACCGATATTGTCACGCTTGCCATGGAGTCTATCGGTGCAGGATTAGCTATCTACGGACGGGTTAAAGCTAGAAAGACTATCCGCAGAACCACACCCGGCGGGAAGTTTAATCCCAACGCTGAAGTAAGGAGGGCCAAGCCAGTCAAAAAGTTTCTAGGTATCTTCCTTATATTGGCATCAAGCACATTCGCCATGCCATATCCAAGCCATGTGTGGTATGAGAATCCAATTAAGGTTACGCCTATAGTGGATGATCGCCCATTCTTTATTCGATTGCTGGACAGCCTTTGGGTTAGCGTATCAATACTTCCAATCAAGGGTGAGATTAAGGGTCAGGCTGACTTCTAATGAGAGTTTCTACAACAGCAGAACGGTTAGAGATGGCTGACTTTATTCTGAAGTCTGAGGCTCGGCGTGACAAGATGGGAAGGATTAAAGTTTATCCTCTGCCTAAAGCTGACGGGGGCGGAACATTTGAGATTGCTGGAATCAACGACAGGTATCATCCTAAAGCAGCCAACCACATCAAGTCATTATTGGACAACAATAGACACGCTCACGCTGAGAACTACATCAAGAAGTATCTCGTAGAATATACTGATGTCGTTAAAGCATGGACAGAGGAGCCTGCTATCGAAGCATTCCTGCGGGATACCGCCTTTAATCGCGGTCCCAAGGGTGCGTTAAGAATCCTACAGATTGCGCTACAGATCGCGGATGACGGAAAGTTCGGACCTATTACTAAAGCTACTCTTGCTAAAGCAATGAAGAACATTCCAGACCTTCTTGAAAAGTTGCGCATTGCTAGAGAGACTTACGAGATTCGTGTTGCTCCTCCTGTAGGAGCTAGAGCTAAGTTCTGGAACGGTCTAAAGAACAGGTGGGATAACGCACTTGAGTTTAGCAGGAAATTTATCAACTAAATATATGGAAAAAGATTCACTTAAAAAAAGCTATCAAAATAGAAACAACGGAAACCAAGATATTGTTGGTTATTTTACTGATGGTTCTAGCGGTGACTTTCTAAAGAACCTGAAAGAAAAAGATGCAGTTAAACCGCAGCCACAAGCCAAGCCTCAACCTAAAGAGGTTAAAGCTGCACCTAAGAAAGACCCTGAGAGAGATGCACTGCTTTCAGCATTTAATGAGAAATACGGGATATTAAACCTGAAGGGAAAAGAACGAGACGATGCATTGAATCTGTTTGAAGAAAAGTGGAATGCTGATAAAGAGGGAAGGAAGATAGTTCCACGCGAAGGCTCTCCATTGGGTAGAAGCGACAGAAGCTACACACCATCTAAAGACGATGCTATGGATCGCAAGAGCAGATCGCTTGCAAGCCTGAAGGTAGTAGTAGATTAATAATACTTTATGTCTGATATAGAAGCACTGAAGAAACAGAACGAAAAGCTAAAGAGCATCCTTAGACAATGCTTGAGAGCTAGGCAGATCAACCATGTAAAACAAATTATTAGGGAGGCATTGAGCAATGAGTGAGGAAGATATTGATGGTCTAGTCGAGTCTGGAAACATTGACTTATTTAATAGGCCGATTGTTAAGAATCCAGATGGCAGTATCAGCACCGTCAAATCAATCAGTTTTGATACAGATAGAGGAGTTGTATTGGTTCCTACAATCGCTGATGACGGGACTGTAATGAATCCAAAGGATGCAATCTCTTATGCCATGAAGAACAGAAAGCATCTTGGCATCTTCAAAGATAGAGCGTCAGCAGACAAGTATGCAGAGTCACTTCACAATCAGCAGGCTGAATTCTACAAAGGAAAATAATATGAGTGAGGCAATTAAATCTGCGATGAAACGACTCGGGGTTTCTGGTGTTAATAAACCCAAGAGGACGCCCGGGAGCCAAGAAGTCCCATGTAGTTTTAGCGAGTCAAAATGGAAAGACAAAGACTGTTAGGTTTGGGCAACAAGGTGTATCAGGTTCTCCAAAACGCGAAGGCGAGTCTGCTTCTGATCGCAAGCGCAGAGAGAGCTTTAAGGCTCGTCATAAATGTTCCTCGGCCAAGGATAAATTTTCCGCCAGATACTGGAGTTGCGTTACTAAATGGTAGTAAGCAACTTGCACTTGCACATAAAAATATCTTTTGACTTCTTAAAACAATCTGAAATTCTATTGTCGTGCGACCCAAACGGATAAGTGTTCGTGTCAAATCGGAAACTTGGAAAGTTGTTTTCAAACGACCAACTGAAGACGATTATATCGGAGTTGAAGAGGACGACATTGGGTTGTGCGTAGAAGAAGACAAAAAGATACTCGTTGATCCAGACCCTTCTTCCGTCCTATCAACCGCAATCCATGAAGTGCTACATGCTGTTTACCCTCAGTTGAGCGAGGATGCGATTATTGACGGAGAGGATGCCTTGGTTGACTTGCTTCACAAATTCCCTCAAGAACTATTACATGATGATACCAAAGCCTAGTAGCTGGTGGACATTCCGTGGAGATCAAAGCGGATGTGGAAAAGACCAGCAGGTAGTTATGTCGAGTTCAGGAGAAACGATTTCATGGGGAGAAGGATTCTCATGGATAGGTTCTACTGAATTATTCTTAAAGTTATTCACTCCAACGGAAGCCAAGCAGCATCAAGAATTAAAATAGAAAGGAAGGGTAACTCTATCAGTTTAAAATACGAACAACAGTTCTCTCTGTATGCAACTAGGGAATTCCTGCGTGACCTTCTTCATCACTCTACGAGGCCAAAGACGGCTTCTGAATTGAAGGATAGAGCGCATCGTTGCCTTCGCCACTTTCCGTTTTTAGATAGCCGTGGTGCGCCGATCTTTAGCAAGGATGACTTTGAATGCCCAGAAATACGCCATGAAAACAAACGATAAATACAAGCCATTCTCTATCACGAAGGGCTGGAAGAAGTGGATGGCGGTTAGCTGTTCCCACGGAGATCACATTGACCCAGAGGCTAGAGAGGCTGTTCTTGCTTTCAAAGAACGATTCAAGCCAGATACAACGATTCACCTTGGAGACTTCGTTGATATGGCTGCTGCTCGGTCTGGTGCAATGAATGATCCAAACGCATCTGATAGGGCGGCATCTGTTGCAGAAGACCTAGCTGCTGGCGTTGACTTCCTTCAAGAGCTTCGTCCTAACCACATCCTTTACGGCAACCACGAAGATCGCTTGTTTCGCCTCGCTAATTCGCCGAATGCTCTAGCCGCACATGCATCAACCCTTGTCATTCAGGAGATCGAGAAGACGGCAAAGAACCTCAAGGCGAGGCTATATCCATACGAGATGCAAGCGCATCCCATTATTGCAGGAACTAGATTCATTCATGGCTTCATGTATAATGTTGCGGCGATCCGAGATCATGCAGAGACTTTTGGTTCATGTGTAATGGGACACATCCATCGTGTAGGCATCGAGCAGGCTAGGACTCTTAACGGAGCTACTGGCTACTCGGTAGGAATGCTTATGCGGTTTGATGCTCAATACGCAAAAACAAAACGACAGACCCTCGCTTGGAGCCAAGGTTTCGGTTACGGGTATTATTCAGACACACAGATAACAATAAACCTATGCGAAAGAAAACGAAACAATCCGTGGATGTTGCCGATGTAAAAGATGCTTGGCAAAAGTTCTTCGATGATAATCAAACTCAAAACGAAGACGATATAAAAAAAGAAGGCTGGTTGGATTTACGCGAAATAGCAGAGCGTCTTAATCTATCGTCTAGTGGAGCCTTTGATAAGTTAAGAAGAATGAATGCCGAGAAGAAAATGTTCCGCATTTATCGAGGCGGAAAGATGCGATCAGTTAGTTTCTATAGGGTAAAATAGAAGAGGAGGGCTTGCGCCCCCCTCTTCACCTATGAACACACATGAAACACCCACGATTAACGAGGGGTGCGATAACATTAACTAATGCTTTAGCGTAGTCAATTTGTTTTCTGCATACACCGCAACGGCTAGTGCTGACCAAGTGTGAGATTTTAATCCGTAGGTTGGGCCTTGATTGTCTTTAGTTCCTTGCTGTCCTACTAGGTTCAGTAATGCTTGGCGGATGTCCTTATCTTTAGACCTCATTGTTTTGCAGAGGAACATCTTGATGTCCTTCCTGTAGCACAAGATTGTATCTGTCCTAGCAACCTCTGTGAACCTACCTACCCATACACAGGTATCAAATACGCTGGCTCCTACAGCCATTCCGTAGCTGGCTACCATCTCGCAGGCTACGACATCATACTCCCTGCCGATCAGGAGTTGCCGCATCTCAAAGTTGTCGATGTGTCCGTGGTCTATAACCTTGCCGTTCCATTGAACGAACGCTGATTTCTCAGGGCCGGGGTCTATTGCGAAGATTGTCATATAAGATACCCCATCTCTCTAGCCCACTTCCCATTTGATTCAATCTCATTGTGACACTTGCGGCATACCGCCATCCATGTCTCTTGGTTATTAAGGTTCTTTCCACGCCTAGCCTTGTGGTGAATGTCACAAGCAGGCTCGTTGCATACCTCGCAGAAGTGATGAAGCATGAAGTATTCTTTTCTCTTCTTGGAGTATTCGTCTAGTTCCTTCTTGTGCCTATCGGAAACTCGGTTGATTGGCTTATTTCTTTTTAAGCTTCCTCGCTTCATGTTCTTCAAAGTAATCCTTCATCTTTTGTATCGCTTCCTCAACCTTGTCTTGTTCAACAATACCATCGCATCCAGCAGGGAAATCATTCTTCCTCTTATGCATCGGGCTTAACGGGTAAAGTTTGAACGGAGATATGTGGACTCGTAACTTTCCAGAATCATCCAGCCCGATAAACGGATACAGTGTCATTCAAGAAAGAATTTGTAGATAGCGCACACAATAATAACGGACAGCAGTAATAGCGTGTCAGGGCTTATCGGCACGGATTTGTGCGTCTTCATCTGTGTATTGGATTTTGGAATACCTCTTGGAAAGTTTATCCATGTTCTCTTTAATTGTCTCATCCCGCGAGATTCCAACTGACTGGCGGAATCCTTCAAGGTAAAACTCAATGTCACCTAGTTCTTCAATGACATTAACTCGGTCGAGCGGCTTGCGGTAAATGACTGCCTTTTTCACCGCATCCAGCAGCTCTCCTGCCTCACCGCAGATTCCCATAATCATATGAATCGTGTGGCACTCGTTGCCTGTTAGTTCTGATTTGATCTTATCCCCGTCTTTGACAAGGGCTGTAACGAACTCTTCGTATTTCATTCTTCTAGTT